ATCGCCTTCATTACCTTCGCCTTCATTACCATCGCCTTCATTACCATCGCCTTCATTACCATCACCTTCATCGCCATTAGTATTTGCAAACTTTTCATAAAGTAATTTAAATCGTTCAAGCATTTTAATATTGTATTAGAAAGTAAAATGAATATAGATAACCCTAAATTACCTATACAAATATATGAATGGAAATCTTCTAGTAAAGTAGAAAAACCAATTACAATTGAAAATATATATCGTGATGATCAAATTGAAATAGCAGTTCAAAAAATATTAGATTTTCTAAAATATAAAAATATATATATTTGGACTGATGATGAAATTGTTGAATTTACAACTTCAATACCTTTAAATAATATAAATCCATTCTTATATGATTATACACAAAATATCAAAAAATTAGAAATATTTGAAAAAAAAGGTATATTTTTATATTCTAAAATTAATATTGTTGATATTGATACTGTAAAAGATAATAAAAAAATATTAAATATATTTTTTAAACATAAAAGACCAACTGTAACAATAAATGAACAAACACTTAATACACTTTATGATCAAACAGAATTAAGTGAAATAAAAACCAGTACAATAGGTTATTATGAATTTAATTTTAATATTATTATGGATAAAACGTTAAAATATTATTATAAAAATAATAAATATGATTACGATATTTTATTTTGGGTATATGACAATTATAATAAACATATAACCGTAAAAAATAATAAAAATTATAGTACTATAATTGATATATTAAATACTGATAGTTATGATAATGAACAACTTATTATAATTAAATACCTTTCTAATAACAAATCATATTATAAAATAATAATTAATAATACAAACAATGTATGTGTTAAACTTTATTTAGGTAATAAAATAAAATATTCAATTGAAGCAGTTTTAAAATTAAGAGATACTATATTAGAATATTTTAAAAAAACTAGTGATTTTAATGAAACATCAATAAAAGCACAGATTAATTTGAATGCTCATTATTTTTCTAAAGAAATATTTAATAAAAAAAGTGCTTTAATATATAATTTTATTAATAAACAAGATAAATTTTATATTTATAATAGAACTTCAAATAACACACAGAGCTATAATATTGAATCTTATATCAAAGAATTATTTAATACTGTAAAAGGAAATGATTTAAAAGCAACTAGCAAATATATTGCAAATATATTAGCAACACAAACTACAGACATTGCAAAAAATGATTTAATAGATTTAGTTGAAAATGTTATTAATAACGAACAAAATGCTTTGATTAGAACTAAAAAAATATATTTTACACAAAAGACTTTTTTTACTATTAATAAAAATGATGAGTATAATATAACTATATCTGTTAATAATATTAAATCTATTTTAGAATTAGGTTATTTTACTTTTTGGTTATCTAGAATTACATATAATTCTAAAACAGCAAAAGAAAATAAAGAACCTGTAAAAAAACAATCATCATCATCATCATCATCATCTTTATCAACACCTGAAATTGAAAATTCAGATGATTCTTTAGGTTCACTACAAACATCATCAGAATCATTAGGCGGTATGCCTGGAAAAAAAAGTGAAATTAACCAATTAACTATCTTAAAAGGTTTAGATGATAAATTATTTGCTTCTGATGCATTCAATCGTAAAAAAACGTATGCACAATCTTGTGGAAGTAATAGGCAACCTATGGGATTAAGCAATATAAAATTTGAAAAATATAAAGCCAATGCTAATCAATATGTTGATAATTATCTAACAATTGGTGAAAATACTTATTTTTGTCCAAGATATTGGTGTCCTACTAGCGAACACCCTATTAAAAATGCAACTGATAAATGTGAAAAAGGTGAAGAACCTATAAATATATATTCAACAAATGAAGGAACTTATAATAAACCTGGTAATCCACCACGTTTTGTTAACTATTTTGATGAAGATAATTATAGAAAACCTTGCTGTTATCTTAAAGATAAGAAAGTAACTATCAAAACACCCGAAAAAACTGATAAAGAACCGGATAAAGAACCTGATAAAACACGTGATAGTTTTAGTGCAAGTAATACGCATATATATACCGGATATAATAAAATAATTAAATATAAACGATATGGAATATTACCACAATCCATACTATATTATTTAAATAATAATTCATCTGGATTAAATTGTGCTGATAAATTAAGATCAAAATTATGTGCTTTCAGAGCAGGAATGAAAAATGATAAAAATGATCTTATTGATATACTAACAGTTCTCTTAAAATATAAAGATCGTAAAGAACTTGTTACTACTATGTATAATAATCTTGATTTTATTAAGTTTATATCACTAGAAAATGGCTATATTCTTAGAGAATTTATGAAAAAATCAGTTTATAACGATCTACATCGCAGACACGATAAAAAAGTAATTAATAAAAATAAATTTAATATTAATATTAATGAAATAACTTTAAAACATATTCAATATGCTATAACAGAATACTTTAAATATTTACTAAATGATAAAGTTAATAATCCACATTATTTATATAGTATTATTGCTTTAACTTTAAAACACAATTTATATATATGGAAATATAAAAATGATAATAATTTTAGTTTCTTAACACCATTATACGTTAAATATGATAATCTTAAAATGTTATCAGAAACTGATAAAACTATTCATATTTTTTATAATTCTAATATTAATAAATATGAACCTATTATATTAAAATCAACAAATAGTGCTGAATATATTTTTGATATTTCATCAAATAATAAATTAAATAATATTGAAATATCGTCAGATATACATACAGATATATTAGATAGACTTAAAGAATATGTTGCTCTTTATAATGACGATAAAGATCATCAAATTAAAATTGTTTTATTAAATAATAATTTATCCGTAAATCATTTTATATTAAACAATAATATTATTATACAATGTGATCCTATTGCACCTATATTACTTAATAGATTATTTGAAATAATTCAATGTAATAATATTGAATTATATGATGAAGTTATGTATAAAAATAATTTTGTTAAAACTATTAATTTTAATAACAAATATAATTTTAATGTAATACACAGTGATCTTAAACCTCAACTATTCAATAATACTGTATTACCTTATAATAATATTGAATTAATTTCAGAAAAAAATAACGATAAAGAGTTAGAAACCTTAGTTGATAATATTTATAATAATGATATAACAGATTCAAAATTCCAAGATGAAATTCAAAACCATAATAATATTACTGATTGGTATAATTCTTATAATTTCAATAAAACTTTTATGACTGATAATATTACTTATAATAAAGATACATATCAATTTAGTAATAAAGCTATTGATATTTATAAAACTTTTTTTAATCCTAAATACAAAACTAATATTAGTAAAAATGAAACAAAACATACTAAAACTATAAATAATGTAGTATTAAATTTACCATTTACAAAAGGTGAAGCAATTAAATTAAGTTCAAAATGGGATAGTTATAAATTTCATTATATTAATAGTAACAATTATAGTAATGATGATATTTATCATCTTTTAACAGAAATAGTATCTAAAGATAAAACTCAAGAAATAAAAGAATTAGCTATTAATAATATTAAAAAATTATTTGGTTCCGTTGAAGGTTTTAGTTTATTATGCTATATATTTGATTATAAAAAAATCATTTCTACTGTTCTTAAAATATCCCCAAATACTCACGTTACATCTATATACGCTAAGTTTGTAAAACGACAAGATAAAGAAAACGATATTAATAACATTATATCAGATGATAAATTAAAAACTTCAGAAATTCATTTATTTTCAGCAAGTGAAATATTAGATCTCGTTATCATCGTAATTCACCATAGAGTTTATAACTTTTTAAATAAAAATAAAGATCCCGTTATACGTAATACTATCGAAGATGTAGGTGAAACTTGTAATTTATTTATTAATAATACTATAATAAAAAATTATGAAAAACATCCATTGTTAATAATATATGCTAATGGAACTCGGTTATATTATGTTAATGAACAATTTTATAATAAAACACACGAAGCACCTGAAAATATCAAAAACCTTATTAAATATAAACTTAAAACTTTGAAAAAACTAGTATAAAAGATTATTAATATATAATATATATATACAATGTCAGAAACAGAAATTGTAGATGATACTCTAGAAGAAAAAACACCTACTGAAGAAGAACTAGACGATTTTAAAAATAAAATGGCGGAATGGTTAAAGATGGATGAACAAATCAATAAATTATCAATTGCTATACGAGAACGACGTAAATTACAAAATGCTTTATCCGGATATATTAAAGAGTTTATGTTTAAATTCAATTATCACGATGTATCTATTAATAATTCTAAAATCAAAGCAAGACAACGTGAATCTTTAGTTCCTTTAAAGGTTAATGATATTAAAGCTAAAATGCTAGAATATAAAGATCTTACTGGTGAAGAGTTAATCAATAAAATATTTGATAATAGAGAAAAAAAAATAGTTAATACCGTTAAACGCATTACACCCAAAATAAAACATCTGGAATTATAATAAATATGTTGTCTTTATCAACTGGAGATTTGTTTTCAATAAATCGTAGTTGTCTAACAGCTACAGGTATATCTGTTGCTTTATATTCTTATGCTAGTAAATATGAATCTAATGCTAGAAAAGCTAGTATTATTAAAGATGTTGCTATAGTTTTAATGATTTATACATTAATTTGTTTAGTATTATTTAATGGTATTGCTATTATGACTAAAAATGCTGATATGACTATCATAGCTTACGCACTTTTAACTATTATTATGTTAGGTATCGCTATTGTTATGATCTATTTAAATCTAAACTAATGTTAAAATACTTGAACAACCTTCAGCTAAACTATCTAACGCTTTCTCAGTTATATTATAATTCTTAATTAAATAAAATATTGTTAGATATTCAGTTTTTGTTATTTTTTTACGATCAATTACAGCTTTTATTATTAATTTCATATCATCTTCAGATAATCTACCATCACCACGACCTTTTATTTGTTCGTCAGCTATATCTAAAATAGCTTTATCATATTTTATACCATCAATTTCTTTGTAATAACTCATTTTATTTATATAAATAAATTAAATATGTCATCGTCATCCAAAAATCCATATCTATTAATTACAATGGGTCCTACTGGATCAGGTAAAAGTTCATTAATAAAACCTGTTTGCGAACACTTAAAACTACCAATCACTAAAAATAAAGTTTTAATTGATGATTTGGTGGTTGATAATCCATATTATAGAAAAAAAGTTAAAGAGTTTTTAAACACTAAATCATACGATGAACTTATAAAGTTATTTAAAAAAGGTGATACAGGATTACAAAAAACATTTAACCAGTTTTATTTTTCAACAAGAAGTCAAACATATTGTTATAAATCATCTCGCTACTATGGAACATTACTTAATAAACAAGATATTCAATTTAATAAAGCTAATGCAAAGCTAACTTTAACAAAAGATTTTACATCTAAAGAACATAAAAGATTTAATTGTGATAATACAAATGATATTAAATTGAAAAAATTAATTGATAAACAACAAAATTTTGTATTAGAAACAACAGGCACTAGTTTTCCAGATTGGCTAGTGAATATAAAAAAATTAACAAACTATCAAATTATATTTGCTATACCTGGAGTTAATACGTGTAAATTATTAACAAGAAATAAAACTAGAGCTATTACTACTTTAAAAAACTTTTTACAAGATCCTGATAATACTGAACCACCTAGATTACCAACTGTAGATGAAAGAATATATAAAACTAATGTAAAACAAATTATCTCTACATTTAATACTATGATTACACAAAATAACAAAAAATATAGATTATTTATTTTTAATAATGATACTGATAATCAACCAATGACACTTGTGTATGATAGTAATTCTAGTAATTCTAGTAACTCAAATATTTTAGAAACTATTTTTGATATACAAACACCTTGTGTAAAAACTAAATAAATATATATATAATAAATAAATATGGGTTGTAATACTTCGAAAGAAGGTATTGTTAGCCAACCCAGTAAATTAGATAATAAGTCCAATACATTAGATAATGAGGTTGAAGGTAATGGTAGCCAACGCAGTATAATAGCTAGTGAAGGTATTGTTAGCCAACCCAGAATAATAGCTAATGTTGAAGATATAGCATCCGAGTTTGAAAATGTTATTGAGGCTGTAAAAACTAATATGCTACAAGCTAATTATGACACACTTACAGATTATTTGACAGAAGCAACTAAATGTTTATTACTACTAGTTCAAGAGCTCAAAAAATATCACCAAACCGAAGCTACACACGGACAAGGACAGACATGTGACCCCAAAACCCTACAAACACAATTAAATCTGCTCCACATGCAGTTTGGTCGTCGTATGAGCGACCTTGGGTTTTTTAGTGCCAGCACAAAAGCATTTGAGCCTATTTTTAAAAAGCTTGGTAATAACGTCATTATAACAAAGCTTATAGAGGCTATATTAATATGTATATATTTAATTATTATTTTACATGATGTAATCATTGACACAGCACCAAAATTAAACAATTATTTTAAAAGACCTGACCTTGTAAACTCGGTTGCGCGCCCTACTAAGTTACAAATAAACCTTAATACACAAAAATTTAATTCACTAAAAACAAACTTACTAAATAAAATAGAAAAACACTATATAGAGATTAATGAGGATAGGGATACTACTTTAAAAACAACCATTATTAATAGTGTTTTTACTGCCATGGATAATAAGTCGAGTAAAAATAAATATGATGAAATAAGGGAGAAAATGAAACATGATCTCAAAACTATCACACTTAAGAACGAACTAGAAGTATTAGTAGTAAAAGCCACACCACTAATAATAGCCCAAAAACTGCAAGCTAAAGGAGGATCTATATTATATAAACATCAAATACAACAAATACGTAAATTATTAACAAATAAAAAACTTACTGAAAAACAAAAAGAACAATATAAACGTAAAATTAATAAATTAAAATTAAAAATAGAAAAAGAACAAAAACTTAATAAAATAAATGAAATTAAAGATAAACTTAAGAAAGCAAATACTATTTTAAAAAATAAAAAACTTACTGATAAACAAAAACAACAATTACAAATTAAAATTAAAAATTATAAAAATCAAATTAAAAAACTAAGTTCATAAAAACATTTTTGTTATTGTTGTTTCCACACAAAATATATAATGTATTATTGTTCCTAATATTATTAAAAATATAAAAACCAATATTATATTTAATTTAAAGCAATATGCTATTAATAATGCACCTATAAATGTAAATAATACATCCATAATTGCTATATCCATAATTCTATATGAATGTATTCCTTCCTTTTCTTTTCCAAAAATATGTCTGTATTGACATAGAAATGTCATTTTAATTTATGTGTAGTTATAATATCTTTCAATTCTGTCGGTTTTAATGCTATATTGTTTTTACTATCTTTCAAATAAATACCATACCTACCTACCACTAGATCTTGATCGTCTTTATACTTTATCGGTAATTTTACCAAAAATATTATATCATTCTTTGATAAACTTTTCTTATCAAGTTGTTTTAAGTAGCCTTCGTAATTTATATATTTCTTATTTGGTGTCAATATACATTTACCATATTTAGTTTTTATCAGTTTAGGTTCCGTTTCTATGGTGCGTTTAGGTGCGTTTAAATTTGATTCATCTATAGTTTTATTAAACTTATCCAAGATCTTTTTATAATCTACTTTACCTTCTGCTACCAATTCTATCTGTTCTTCCATTATTTTTGTTGTTTCTGGATTTATTATATATGGTGCAACTTCATTCAAATATTCTACGATCTTTTTACCTATTTCGGTATTCCTTATCATTTTATTATTTCCTTTTGTATATAACTCTAGTTCTACTTCTTTTTCGGTTATTTCATTATCTTTTATTTTGAAATATTCTTTTGCTTTTATTTGTTTCTTAGGATTACTACAATACTCTGCATAGTTTTTACTAAATAATGATGATACTATTGTAGCATATGTAGAAGGTGTTCCTATTCCTTCATTTTCCATTAACTTTATAATTGTTGTATCATTATACAATGTTAATTTATTTACTGATGCTTCCGTATATACTTTCAATATCTTAAGTTTATTTGGAAATTTTAAAGTTTCTTTAGAAATCTCTTTTTTATCTAGTATTAAAAATCCATCAAACTTTAATACTTTTTTTATTGTTTTAAATATATCTTTATCATATTTTAATTCTATATTATATTGATCATACAACGCATAACTTAATTGACTTGCTAATGATCTTTTATAAACTAATTTATATATCTTATGTTGTATATCATCTTCGGTTAAACTTGTTTTATTAATATTTGTTATCCTTATACATTCGTGCGCTCCTGGTTTAAAATTATAATTATTTGGATTTGAATATTTTTCACCATAATTTTCTAAAACATATTTTGCAGTTTGAAATTTAAATTGATTACTTACAGAATATGAAGATGTTCTATGATACGTAATATAACCTGATTCATACATCTTTTGTAAAATATCCATTGTCTGTTTGCTTGATAAACCAAAACTATAACTGCAATCCATCTGTAATGTTGAAGTAATATACGGTGGTGGTGGTTTTTGTATAGAATCTGTAATATTATACGTTAAATTATAAAGTTTGTTAAAAACTATATTATCTATCTTTTCTTTATC